ATATAAAGAAAAAGATGCAGAGCCTTATCTTTGCTCGTCTTGTAATGTAGAACGATTAAGAATAGCTAAAGAAATAGATGCCAAGATAGCTAGTATGCCAAAGAAAGCCCCTAAGAGTGATTTTGGTATAGCACAGAGAATGGGTAAGACAATTCCCTCTCAAGCTGGTGGCCATGCGACTTTTGTAAAAGCTAGTGATTTAGGAATAACTTTTAACTAATGAAAAAAATAACTAAACCTAAAGCAATAAAAGATGAATATAAAGTATCTGTAAAAGTACTGGGTAAAACCCATGAGCAAACAGGGATTAGCGTATCAGAAGCTCTAAATAAATTTAACATCAGAAATGTAAAAGGAGTAAGAAGTATTTTAATAGTAGAACATAATGGGAATAAGAAAGAACGTATTTTAATGCCTATGCAGACTAATAGGCTTTTTAATTCTTATGGGTTAATGAAAGAGGTACAAATTAAAAACTGCGCTACATTATTTCAAGGACTATGAGAAACTCGAAAGGACAATTTATAAAGGGACATTCTCCAATGCACTGGGCGAATGTTGATCATACTTACAAAAGAAATTTAACAGATTGGTTGCGTTTATGTGTTGATTGCCACAGAAAACATGACCAGAAAATAATTAGAACAATATGCTGATGTCACCTGATATTCATGAGTGGGTAAGAGGAGAAGAAGCGAAGTTTGAGACTGATGAGATTAAAGTTGGCGATAATTGGTTTTGGAACTTTAGAAACCATGTCCAGCTTATATTCCATCTAAAAAATGGAGTATTCTTTACTGGTGAGAACAACTGGCTCCGAGCATTTAAGAACGTCACGGAGCCTATCCTTGAACTTTCCTATTGGACAGAGGACTTAGAGGTTAAAGACGTAACATTTTTTATAGAAAACCAAGTAGGTAAAGTCTTGTCATTCCTTGTTAAGAAATACTACGATGAAGTATATACAAGAGAACATGACTTAGACTCATTGTTTGATGAGATAACCGAGTCAGACCTTGATTATGGAGGTGTATTGAACCAGAAAGGATTAAAAAGACCTGAGACAATACCACTGCAATCAGTAGCATTCTGTGATCAGACTGACATATTGGGAGGCACAATAGGATTTAGATTTAGTTTCTCACCTTCTAAACTGCGAGAAATGTCTAAATTTGGTTGGGGTGAAGAAAAGAATGGAGCAACTATTTCAATAGAGGATTTGTGTATGTTAGCCACTTTTGAAAAAGAAACTAATTTAATGGGGGATAAAAAGAACCAAGTTAGTGGCAAAACAATAGATGTAAAGATTGTCAGAGGTAATTTGCCGGAACACTACCTAAAAGACAACAACGATATGGAGTATTACTGCAATCAAATACAAGTTATTGCAGATTATGTGGATAAAGATGGAGAAAAGCAGGGTGTGGTGTTGTATCGCAAGAAAGCGGAGGACTCTGACTTAAAATTCTTTACTTCAAAGAAAGTCTACCAAAGAGCTTTAGGTAGAGGGGTAGGAGAAAGGCTATTACATCCTCAAATTTGGACTAACTTCTTAACTATCCACAAGATGAATAAACTAGAAGCTGGTGCTAAATCAGCTCTGGTAACAGACGACTCTACATGGACACAGAAGAACAAGATACAGGATATGGAGAACTTGGAGGTTACAACCATAGAAGATGGCAAGACAGTTAAACTTATACCTACAATCAACCCTACTGATATTACTCTATACGATAATGATATAAACCTTTGGTATCAACAAGCACAGAACGATGGTGCGGCGCAAGACCCTATAATGGGTGCGGAAGCGGCATCGGGTACGACATTTAGAGGTCAAGAACGCTCTGTAGCTCAAGGTAGAGGTACACATGATAAACGCAGAGGGCAAAGAGCTAAATATATAGAGGAAATTCATAGGGATTGGATTATTCCTGATATTAAAAAAGAAATACTAAAAGGCAAGAAGTTTATAGCTACTCTTTCAACAGAGGAACTTACTTGGGTAGCAGAACAGTTATCAATTAAATCAGCTAATGATAAGGTTAAGTCTCTGTTACTTAAAGGAAAGATGGTAACAAAGGAAGAACAGACATTAATGATACAAACCTTTAAAGATGGTGTTCTAAAGAAAGGCAACAAACAACTACTTGAAATACTAAAGGATGAGTTTGAAGACGTAGAGATAAAGATCGGTATAAACGTAGCTAACAAGCAAAAGAATCTTACAGACCTATCAGACAAGCTCCTATCAATCTTCCAGTTTATCTTTGCTAATCCAACAGGTTTCCAACAAGCTATGCAAATACCAGCACTAGCTAAATCTTTTGAAAATATACTTGAATACGGTGGTATGAGTATTGCAGATTTCAGCACTCTTTTAACTGCTCCTGCTCAACCGATAGTATCTCCTCTGCAACCACAAGGAGAAGCACCACAGTTAGCACCTAGCACAGCAACACAATGAACCCAACTGAATTATCAAAGCTGAATAGATTTGCTAATGATATTCAAATGCGAGATGCCGTTAGGGAAGTAATTGAGTGTGAGATTATGAAGCCAACCAAAGACAGAGACGTGCAAAACCTTTCAGCTCGGTACATAGCACTGGAGATACTCAGAGATGCCTTCAAAGAAATTGATAGATACAAAGATATTCAAGATGTTGAACAGAATAAATCAATAAAATATGTTTGACGTTTAGATTATGTTATAATTATAAGTAATTAGAAATAAGATAAAAAAATGACAACACTATCAGATGCAAGAATGCCAAGTTTGAAAGATAAAATCGAAGCTCAAGAAGCGGAGTCTAAGAAAGTGGTAGAAGAAAAGGTCGTTAGTAAGAATAAGAAGAAAAAATAATGAATTACAGAAATATATTAGCAGTTACATTGTTGGTTGTAGTTGTTGGAGTATTTTCACTTCTGCAATCTAAACCGTGGCAAGTTATAGCTGGAACTGGTGCGACAGAGGGTATGACATCGACATCCACTACCTATCTGGCCGACAACACAGTCCTTTGTAATGGCCAAGGGGTTCTTGGAAGTATTATTGGACATGGCGCTCATTCTGGGTACTTGTGGGTAGTTGACGCTACATCTACCACTCACACTGATTTTGCCACTACATCAGCGTTGCTAGCAGAAATGCCTACTGGCTACGCTTCAACAACTGTGGAGTATGGTGTCCAAGCAAAAAGAGGACTTGTGGTTGATTATACTGGTACAGGAACAACAACGATCACATACAGGTGTGGAATTTAGTTAATTGACAACAGAATACAAAGCACTACAAATTGGGAGGGTTGATCAGCCTCCGAACGAGTAGTGCCGTTCGGATGCGAACCAACTCTCTCAAGGGTTGGTTTTTTGGTTATCGTTTACCTTAAGACTAAATTATTAAAAACGAAATGCGTTTATGATTATCGTATAAATCACTAACCTTATCATTTATGGAACAAAATGAAGAAGTGGTCGTTGACACTACAAACAACGAAGCAGAAGGTAGTATCGAGACTGATAGCGTAACCCTCAAAAAAGAGGAATACGAAAAACTTAATCAGACCATCGGTTCACTCAAAAGGGAACTCAAAGACTTTAAAAAGCCAAAAGAAGAACTTAAAGAGACTGCTCAACAAACCAAACCAGACGATAATGTTCTATTACAAAAACTGGAAAGAATGTCTTTGCGACAAGCAGGGATCACTGAACCAGATGATATAGAATTAGCCCAAAAGACTGCTAAGAAATGGGGAGTGGATATTGATGAGGTGCTAGCTGATGAAGACTTTAAAGTAAAACTTGAACGTCAACAGACTGCTAGAGCTAACATAATAGCCACTTCGAATGTTCGAGGCAGTGCTGGAAATTCTCAAGCGAAGAATACGCCTGAATATTGGCAAGCTAAAGGCGTTCCGCCTACACCTGCTGATGTGCCAGATGCTAAGATTCGCAGAGCAATCGTCAATAAAATGATGAAGGCGGCAGAGGATGAAAGCAGTGGTAAATTCTATAATCAATAAACATTTAGTCTGGGGTTATTAATTTAATCCTAACTTAAATGTCAGTAGCTAATACAATTACCTACGAAACAACTTTTGAGGACTCGTTGCAGAACAGGTTAGACCATCCAACTACTTGGAAAGAAATGTGCAAAGTCACAGTAACAAATACTCGTGTCATTTCTTCGTCTTATATGTCTACAACACCGTCTGTTCAATCAGTTACTCGTGGGACAGGAGTTGCACTTCAAACTTTCGCAGAAACAGCAGAGACACTGACAATCTCTACTGGGCGTGATTTGGGTGTACTCGTCGACTGGGGAGATTTCTATCAATCTCCTTGGACAAAGAAAGCAGAATTATTCGATAGAATTGGTGCTTTGCTCAATGAATACGTTGAGAGTGCTGTTCTTGCCCGTCACGCTTCTTGGACTGACTTCGGTACAGCTTCAATCGGTGGTGGTGGTGCAGCAACCGATCCTATTACTGTCAGTGCGTCAAACATTGACGACATTATCAGAGGAGTAAAGAGAGAAATCCGAGAGGCTAACGGTCAGTCAATGATGAAGTCTAACGGTGTCGGATTTGTATGGAGAGCAGCAGACTTTGAAATCTTGGAAGCCTTTACACAGGCTAACGGTACAATGACTGCTGATAAATTCCTTACAGAAGGAACTCTTGAGGGTCTTCACTACTTGGGCGTTGACCACTACTGGTCAAATGAACACACAGCAAACCATGTGTTTGCAGGTGTGAAGAAGATCGAAAGACTAGGTATCCTAAAAGGTACTTATGGTCGTGCTCATACTATTGAATTTCCAGCAGCCGACTCTAACACCTTCTTCTCTGGTGTAGCCTTTTATTCCCGAATTGACATCGGACATCTAACTCCTACAGCTCATGTAGGACTAGTATTCGATATCAATGTTGCTTAATCATTATCATTA